ACGCACGTACTGAGATGATGCAAGCGCAGAATCAAGGCAATCTCAAAGCGCTCGAGGCGAGTGGTGTTGAGTACGTCGAGTGGTCATCATCGCTCACCGATGGTGGTCGTGGTCATCAGGAACTCAATCGAGACGTGAGACGCCTTGGCGATTATTTCACTTTGCCCGATGGCTCAGAGATGCGATGGCCAGGTGATAACAGCAGAGGCGCAGGCATCAAGCACATCGCCAATTGTAGGTGTACGATTAGAAGACCAAGCAGGGCGAGAATCCGCCAGCTTAAAGCAGAAGGGAAGTTGGTATGAGTGACGATAATGAACACGAGAACCCGATAGACATTTTTGAGCTCTATGGTCAGACCGGTCTCAAATCGATGGGCGGTGAGATCACTGAAGAGTTTCTTAATGACCTCAAGAACCCCAAAGGGCGGCGGATGTTCCGCGAGATGGCCGAAAATGACGCCATCGTGGGTGCGTTCCTGTACGCCATCAAAACGCTCGTGCGACAGGTCGATTGGACGGTTGAGCCAGGTGCCGACAACGATGAGGCGCGTGCGGTGGCTGAGTTCGTGGAGGGTGCGCTCTTTGAAGACCTTGATCGAACCTGGACCGACACAATCAGCGAGATCTTGAGCTTCTTGGTCTTTGGCTTCTCAGTGCATGAAATCACATACAAACTTCGCAAAGGGCCAAGGCACGAGTCGAAGCTCTATCGCTCCAAGTTCGATGACAACCGCATCGGCTTCAGAGGTTTCCCAATACGCTCGCAAGAGTCAATCGAGAAGTGGGACCTTGACCAAGACGATGGTGCGGTGCGCGGTGTCATCCAGGTCGCGCCACCTAACTACAACCGGCGATACATCCCGGCAGATAAGTTCTTGCTCTTCAGAACCGAAGCGCACAAGAACAACCCAGAAGGTCGCTCGGTGCTTCGTAATGCGTACATCAGTTACTACTACAAGAAGAAGATCGCGACTTATGAAGCCATCGGCGTGAGCCGCGACCTTGCTGGCTTGCCTTGCATGGAAGTCCCGCTTCAGATGCTCTCAAGCAATGCAAGCGCAGCAGAGAAGAGCGTGCTGGCATCGATGAAGGACATGATTCAACGTGTTGGCCGTGATGAATATGAGGGTCTGGTGATCCCTTCTGAGACCTTGAGCGATGGCACGCCATCAGGCTTCAGGCTCAAGCTCTTGAGCGCTGGTGGTCGGCGTCCCATCGATGTCAACGAAATCATCAAGCGTTATGAGTCGCGCATTCTAATCTCAGTCATGGCTGAGTTTCTAATCACTGGGCTCGATGGTCATGGCTCCTACTCACTTGTGAGCAACAAGACCTCGCTCTTTGCTCAGTCACTTGGAACCTACCTCGACTCGATTGCGTCTCAATTCAACGCGCACGCAATCCCGCAGCTCTTAGAGCTAAACGGTATCCCATACGAGTACTGCCCAAGCCTCAAGTATGAAGACGTCGAGCTGCCAGAGCTTTCAGAGTTCGCAAGTGGCATCGCGTCTCTCGTCGGTGCTGGTGTGGTTACGCCAGACGATGCACTTGAAGACCACGCACGAGAGTTCGCAGGCTTGCCACCGGTTGAGCGCGAGACTGCTCGGGTACAAGAGGCACCAGAGGGTGAAGGCATGGAAGACCTAGAGGGGCTTTATGGCCAAGGGGGAGACGATGGCAACGATTAAGATTGAGGCACCGGAAGGGTATCATTGGATGGATACCGCTGGCGGTCCTAGCTTGATGGCTGGCGACTACACGCCACACGAGGGCGCTTCGGCTGAGTATGAGTTTGAGGTTGTCGAGTCACACGATGAGCTTGAACTCATCGAGAAACCAGGGCCAGGCAAGCACTCAGCAGCATGGGACGCCATCTATGAGGCCATCTTGGAGCGCACCGGCAACAAGCAGCTTGCAGCGGCAACCGCAACCGCTCGCGTTGGTAAGCAGAAAGACGACCCCAGCACACCAGCAAAGCCCAGCGAGCGGCGCACGGGATCAACTCGCAACCCCGAGGGCTCTGCCGGTGGGTCTCGCGGTGGTATCGAGCTCAGTGATGCCAACGTCAAGGCACTCGAAAACCTACGCGATGAGCACAATGAGCGCTACACCGCTGAAGGCAAACAAGCAGACCTTGGGCAGCTCAAGGCAGTCTTTCGGCGTGGTGCTGGTGCGTTCTCGGTGAGTCATCGCCCAAGCGTTGGCAGCCGTGACCAGTGGGCTCTTGGGCGCGTCAAGGCGTTCTTGGAGCTACTAGGCACCGGCAAGCCTAAGAGTGCCAAGTACACCGGTGACAACGACCTACTACCGGCAAGCCATCCACGTTCGAGTAAGACCGAGAAACGCTTGCTCTTCGTCGTGAGCACGCCATCAGGGCTCGATGTTGCCCGAGGCAAGCACTTGTGTGGCCCAAGTGGTGAACGCTTCGCCAAGAGCTACCTGGAGCCCGTAGGGCTTAAGCGTGAGCAGGTTGACGTGATTGACCTTGGCGAGCTTGGTGACCACCAAGACGATGAGCCGCTTGCGGTCATCGCGCTCGGTACCGCAGCCCGTGAGGTCTTAGGTAAAGCGGCAGACCTATCGTTGCCTCACCCGGCAGCCATCAGGAAAGCGCAGCACGCCGAGGCTCTTGAGCGTCGCATCAGTGACCTCGATGAGCTGATTGAGAAGGTTGAGACCAGCTTCTTGCCACCGAAAGGCGTGCAAGAGGCAGCCCGGCGAGGTCTTGAGCTTCGTCGTGAGCATCGCAGGGGTGGCACTGCCGTCGGTGTTGCTCGAGCTCGTGACCTTGCCAATGGTCGGCGGGTCTCAATCAGCACGATCAAGCGGATGGTCAATTACTTCGTCAGGCATCAGAAAGACATGACGGTGCCCAAGAATCGAGACCGCAGCGCTCCAGGGTATCCGGGAGCTGGTCGCATTGCTTGGCTCTTGTGGGGTGGCGACTCTGGCCAGCAGTGGGCCAACACCATCAACGAGCGCTATGAGCGTGAGCGTGAGCGTGAGAAAGCCAGCAAGCGAGTCGGCATCTACAAAGCCGATGAGTCAAAGCGCATCGTCTACGGTGTAGTCTTAGACCCCTACATCATCGATGCACATGACGACTATCTGAGCCCGGCAGTCATCGAAGAGACCGCGCACGACTTCTTGAGCGAGTCGCGGGTGGTAGGTCTTGACCACAATGGCGCAGCCGATGGTGCCAAGGTTGTCGAGTCTTGGATCCAGCCCTACCCGTCACCGGAAGACTACAAAGCAGCCATTGAGGGTAAACCTCACAAAGCCTATGCCCAGAGCTTCGGTGATGACGTTGTGCGCTCTGGCTCGTGGGTGCTCGGTGTAAAGCTGACTCCTGAGCTCTGGAGTCGTGTGCAGTCGGGTGAGCTGAATGGCTTCTCAATCGGTGGCTATGGTCAGCGCGAGGACATGGCAGAGGGTGAGATGCCCGAGGTTGAATTCATCGCGCAGGGTTGACCAGGCATAGCGCTCTGATACGATACGAATAGCGGTCGAGCAGACCGCGCACCAGCCGAGTAGGCAAATCAACACAAACAGTCGAGGTGAGACGATGGCAAAGAAGCGCCGCGTCACATCGCTCAAAGACGTGAGGACTCATGAGGTTTCACTCGTCGAGAGCGGTGCAAATCTAAAACGCCGGTTTCCGATTATGAAAGCGGCACGAGGTAACACGATGAAGATGGAAAACATTCTTGTCGAAGTGCTGAAGGCCGAAGGACGGTCGGAAGCAATCGCAAAGCTAGAGGAAGACATGGAGAAGATGGAACTGCCAGAGGACGCCAAGGCGGCAATCTCGGCAGCTATGAAGCTCCTAGAGTCTTTCTCTGACATGATGCCGGTGAGTGACGCGTTGCAAGCGCTTCGCACTGCTAACGGTGAAAAGGTCGAGGTCGAAATCGAAGCGTCTGAAGAAGAAGAAGCTGAGAAAGCTGAGCATGAAGACGAAGAGATGAAGAAAGAAGACGAAGAAGAAGAGCTCAAGAAGTCACTTGGTGAGCTTCCTGATGCGGCACGAGCAGCTC